ATAACTTAATTCTTGAATAGCTCTTTGTGCATGAAATGCAACATCTGCTTTCCTTACTTTAGGTATTATTTTATCTTGACCTACATAAGAAATTATAAAGTTATTAATTAGTGTTTGTATAGATATAAATTGATAATTACCAAGTTGAGGATTTATTATATTTATTGTTACTGTTGATCCAGCTGCAACGGTTGTTCCTAATGTTACAGTGTTCGTTGTTGCATTAAAAGTAAAAGCAACACCAATTATAGTTACACCACCAACAATTGTGTCTACAGTCATTTGACCCGCCAATGTAGGCATTGTGGCTAGATTATTTAATAATGTTTCATTATCTGGAAACGTTAAAATATATTCCCCAGCATTTCCACCACCAGTTGCTTGAGCAGTTGATGTTGTAAATTGTTGTTGTCCATAATACTGTTGTTGTGATCCTTGAAATAATGGCATATCTTATTGTTTTTCTTGTTGTGTTTTTTGAGCTTCTTCTGTAGCAGCTACCTGGTATAATTGTGGATCTTTAATTTCCACACCAGCTAATTCTAATATTTTTATTACCAAATCCGTTTCCTCTGATTCATGCAATTGAAAACTTGTGCTATTATTAGCATTGTATAGTGGTTCATCTAATACAGTGGTGTATGCCCACTCTACAGTGGTAGGTCTTGCTATATAGTTACATTTTATATCTGCCGTTACAACTATAGTCGGATAAGTTTGAAAAGTAAGTTCTGTTAATTGTACATAACACGGACGTGTTAATGTTGGAGCTGCTAAAGGTGAATTTTGTATATGATGTATTTGGTTTTGATCTATTTTTTCAATTTCAACCCACCCACCATTTTGGTTATAATATACTTCACCCATTCTATAATGTGTTGGAAAAGTACCAACACCCGCAGCAGATAACGATGTTATATTTTGTCTGAATTTTTCGAATATATCAATTTTCTCTTCCAACAAATCTACCATGTCAGAATAAGTTGTGTCATTACCTGGTAATCTACCAAATTGATTTCTATCGTAAAAATATTGTTCAAAAATAGCCATTTGAACTTGGTTGGCATATAGATTAAATTCTTGAGGCGTTATATAACCTCTTTGTTCTTTATTAGCTATTGCCAAAACTCTTTGATAAACTGTATCTATATTAACTGCCATATTTCTTTTTATTTATAGTAAGTAACCACCTCTATAGAAGTGGTTACCTCTATAAGTGATTTTATTTAAGTTTTTTCTCAACGGCTTTTAAAACTTCTATACCATCATCTGTTTTAAACCATGCAGCTAATGCTGAATATGGATTTTCATCAAATGGGATAGTAAATAATTTTCTACCGCTATGCCAAGTGAATTTTCTATTATCACTTGAGAGCTTGATTATATTGGCTTCAACAGCTTTAACACCAATGTTTCTTAAATGAACATTATCATCTGATGCTAGTTCCATAAAAGCGCTAGGGTTTCTTTTAGCATAAACTAAACCATCTCTTTTTATTTCTTTAGATGACATAGTACTAACTTTATTCCCAAATTCCACTCTTAAAATGGCCTCTAAATTTTCTACATCTAATGATTGAGCTAAATTTAAAGCTTCTATTTCAAGTTCTATCATATCCACCTCATTTATAGCATTAACTATAGGTTGGTGTTCTTGATATAGTGTATCTTTTTTTGGATGATATATTGACAAAAGTTTTTGCAACGCTTGCTTATCTTTTGCTACTTTTAATTCTCCATTTTTAAAAAAGATATGTCCTAAGGTAGAATAACCTTCTTGTTCGTCTACTAATGGCGATTTTTGGTTAGTTGCATACCTTAATTCTCTATTATAACCTTTTTCTTCATCAAACCAAAGTAAAGGTTTTCTTGTTGAGTGTCTAGATTGTAACTTAACAACAGGTGGTTGATTAGCACCTTTTATTAAATATGTTCTATCTTTAATTTCCCATGTGGGAGCTTGAGGTTTTTTAACCTCAATTTTTGGTTGATGTACAACCTTTGGTTCTTCAACCATTTTTTTCATTTTTTCCATAATATAATATAATTAAAAAGTTTGTAAAAATAAAGGTGATGGGTGCCGAAGCACCCGTCATCTTTAATAATAAGTGTTATGCTTTAAGCAATACAAAGTTATTTGCAGCTTGAACACATAAACATCTTTCTGATAGGTAGTTAACCACCATTTCATCAACTGCAGACGTGTAATTTCCACCAACAGATCCAGTGATCCATGATTTTAATTTTCTGTCATCAGCTTCAGAAGCCCTATATCTTATATGTAAGAAAGGTCTTTTGATGTTTTTACCCATACTCTCGTCATAAACTGTCGACGTTCCAGCAGGAACTACAACACCTTCAACGTCATTAATAAGTCCTCTTGTCACAGAGTCATTTAAGTATTTCCAGTCAGTTTTATAGAAGTCATAAGAACCTCTTCTGAAACCAGAGAAACCTAAATTAAGAGCCATATCCTCAGAATTGCTAAATACACCATAAGATGATCCAGTCATACCAGAAGAAGAGTTAGCTGTAGAAAGCATGTTGTCAATTTCTAGAGAAGTAGCTCTATTTAAGAAAAGCATATTCTCTTCAATAGCACCTTGCTTATCTAGTTCTTGAAGAATAGTATCAAACTCACCTAAACCAGCTTGTGGATAAGGAGCAGTACTAGATACAGAATCGAAATCAGTAGCAGTCCAAACTAATCCTCTCTCATTTAGAGCAGAGAATAATCCTTGAGTACCACCAACAGCGGAATTTCCAGTACCAGCAAAGTTTGTATCAACTTGCTCACCTTCAATAACAGCCATTTCTAAATAATCATTGAATCTTAATCTTGACTCATGTTCAGATTTAAGATACCATAAATATCCAGAAGCACCATTTTCAGAAGTAACTTCAACCCAACCAATTTGAGCAGTGTCAGAACCACTAACTTGGTATCTGTCTCTGATAATTGCTGGTTTGTTAGAAAATTGAGTGAAAGAAGCATCCATTGATCTTGTTACCTCATTCGATCCTTTTTTGTATTCAGTACCATATACAAATATGTTAACAGCCTCAGCATCTGAGAAGTTAACAGCACCTGAAGACGTATTATCTAAAGCAGCTTGCGTATAAGGAGCAACAGTAATTCTTGTTGCACTTGTAGCATCAGCTACAACAATACATTTTAATACTTTCGTATTAGCAGCGTTAGCTATGATAATAGTGTCATGGTTTTGAATTAAATGACCAGAAGGAACATCAATAGTATTAGCAGAAGCATCTGCAACTTTAACAGTTGTTCCACTAATTTCATAGGCGATGTGTAATCTACCTTGCTCAGACCAAATAACTTGATCAGAAGCCATAGGCATTTCTGCACCGACCATTCCAAGAAATCCAGAGATAGTTCTTTTTCCAAATCTCTCAACTTCTTTTTCATAAATTTCTGGTAAGAATTGTTCAGCGAATGAACCACCACCAGAAGCAGAGTCAAACGTTAAGTAGTTATCGTTAAATAACGACTGCGTTGGACGTGGCGTAACATGCAATAATTCTGCACCTTGCGCCGGATTAATAAAAGCCATAATTTTTAATTTTTAATTTTGTTAAACTTATTTACGTATTTTAACTCGGAACTCGTTTGAATCACTACCACTAATAGCTCTTACTTTCATTCCACCAGCTTCCACAGTTTTATGTGTTTGCCTAGGATCCATACTTACGTTTTTAGATTTAGCAATACTATCTTTAATAGCATCAGCTTTACCTTGTTCATAAAAATGGTTTGCAACAGCATCAGCGTTCATTGCGGTAAAAAAAGATTTATGATAACCAGTAGCATCATTCATTTCATTGTCTTTATTTAAAAAGTTTTTAACGAAATTACTGATGTCACTTTGATTATTTTTGATCTTATCAGCGTCTTTAACATTAAATCTATATCGCTTGTCTCCAACCTTGTATTCAAAACCTTTGAAATTTTGGTCAAACACTTCGTTAGTCTTTTTGTTAAATAATGACGTTTTACGTTCATGATCTTTTTGACTCACATCTTGTTCCTCATTGTATCTATTAAAGAAATCAACGGCCTTTTTCTGCTCGGGAGTTAACTTAACCCCAGCTTTGATTTCGTCATAGTATTTGGACTTTAAGCCGTCCAGGTGGCTTTTAGCGCTTGCAACTTGCTCTTTTAACGCTAATTTTTTTCTACGAACATCTCTTTCCTCATCAACCTCTTCGTCAACAGAAAATTGATCTTCCATTATAAAACTAATTTCATCATCTGTAAGATGTGATTTAGTTTGTTTATAGTATTCTCTTAATAGTTGATTATCATCAAGCTTACTGTAATCTTGATTTAATTTTACATAATCATCAAGACTTCCACCGGTTTCATCCATAAAGTCTATGACTTTTTGAATATTTTCCGGTAACGGTTTCCCTGTTTCTTTCGCTTCTTCAACAGCTTCAACCACTTCTTTAGCAGTTTCTTCTATTTTTTGCTCAGCTTCTTCTTTTTCTTCTTCATCAGTTATTTCTTCTAAAACAGGTTGTTCTTCAGTCGTATCTTCTTTAATTTCCTCTACAACTTCCTCAACAACTTCTTCTTCCTTTTTACTTAAATCAACTTTAGTAACGTTATCTTCTTTAGTAACGTTTTCTTCTTTTGCTTTACTAAGATCTACTTTAGAAATAGTAGATTCTTGTTTACCTAATTGCTTAGGTTTTTTAGGTGTACTTTTCACTTTCATGTCACCACCTTCTTTTAAAACTTCATCTTTTATTTCTTTGACATCAGTTTTAACTTCTTCTGTAGGTTGAATTTCTTCAACCACCTTTTCTTCTTTTTTAGCCATAATATAATATTATAAAATTAAACAATTTACCTTGGATCAAAACCACCCAAATCAAAATCACCATCTAAGTTATCATTACCTGATGACTCAAATCTTTTAGGTGCTTTACCTGTAGCTTTTTGATCTATTAATTCAGATTGTTGACTAGCGTTTTGGGCTTGTCTATCATCTTTACGATCTTCTTTGACTTTTTCTCTTTTATCTGCAATTCCTTCTTCCATTTGTTTTAATCGCATATTCAATTGAAATTCATATGTCATAAGATCTTTCTTTAGTTTAGCTTCTTGTAGCAATTTATCACTTGCTATTTTAGCTTTCACTTGCTCTAATTTACTCTGTAAACTAACAACAGCCTCTTGTTTTTTAACTTCAGCTTGTGCAGCTACTTCTTGAGCTTGAGCATTAGCATCCGCTTGAGCTTGAATATTTCTTTCATTCATCTCTTGATCTTTCTCTTCTTTTTTCTTACGTCTTATTTTAAGAAGTTGATTAGCAAGTTTTACGTTTTTAATCATTCTAAGATCAATAGCATCCTCTAAGTTAATACTTTGTTGTGACAATGCTTGTTGTATATTATTCTCAAGCATTTGTTTTTCTTCTTCATCTGGTTCTAATTCTAAGAATATACCAAAATCATATAAATGTAGATTAGCCATTTCATCTAAAGTTGCTACATTATGTGCTCCAATAGCTTGAATAAAAGCATCTCTAGTTGGCGAATATTCTATTATATCAGATATTCTAAGTGATATACCTTCAGCTGTTTCAGCTGTTAAAAATAATCCAGCTTGTAATATATGTCTTGTTGCAGTGTTGGAATTAGCGGCTGCTATTTTTTGTATACCAACTAATGCGTTTTTATCAGGTGTACTTGCGTCTCTAGCTTCATTTAATCCGGTCACATCCCTTATCATTTGTAAATAATAATTATATGTTTGAATTAAACTTTGCATTTTATTTCCACCAGCTCCACTAGCAATTTCTTGAATAGGTACTTTACCTGGATTCATATCTCCATCACCAGTCATTGATCTACCAATTATACTACCAGTTTGAAAGAACATGTTTAGCGCTTCTTGTGGATTATAATTTGTACCATTACCTAAATCAATTTCAGCAAGACCATCAGCATCCATAAAAATACCATCTGGAACCATTCTTGCTAATACTTGCTGTAACTTTAAATGTGTTAATTGAATCATGTCAGCAAAACCAGTTATTCTACCTACTAAAGATTCTATTTTTCCTTTGTACATTCTAGGAGCTACAATATTATAATTCATTTTAACCTTAGTGAAATCACTTTTAGGTCGCATCATATTTTTAGCTAACTCCCATTTTAATAACTTATCAGTACCTATTACTAAAACACCTTCATATAATACCTCTATTTGTCTCTCTAATTTTCCAAACCTTTGCTCTAAAGCAGCATCAATAACAGGGTTAAAAGTTTCATCTTTTACAATTATCTTACTACCTCCAGTTGCTGTATCTTTTACTTTATAAACTTCTTTTGAAAATGTTTTATAATTAAAATATAATAATTGAATTTGATTTTTATCAGGGTTACCATGTTTATCATTGTTGAAAAAACCTGATTTTCTAAAACTTTGACCACCAATTTCTTCTAAATCTTGTTGTGTTAATTCTGGAAATTGTTTTACTAATTCATTTATAGGTATTGTTTTTACTTCACCTACATAATATATATCATCAAAATATGGATCTTCAGTATAAGACCAAACTAAATTTGCTGGATCAACATAATCTACTTTAACCCCTTCTGATGTATTAAAAGTGTTTTTAACAGCACCAATACCTAAAACAGTTAAATCATAGAAAAATCTTTTTCTAGTTAGTTCATATTTATTACCAGCAAATAACGTTGCTAACGCTTGCTCTTCAGCAATTTCAACAGCTTGTTTATAATTAAGCTGCATATGTAATTCTAACTCCTCTTTACTTTCTGGTATTTTTTCTATAGGATTTTGTAAAACATCAATACCAAATATTTCTTGTGTCATGTTGTTAAACTCTCTATTTTCCATATCCAACATAAGATTTTTCATATATTGAGTACGTTTTTCAACACCATAAGGATCTTGAGAATATGCTTTTATATCATACACCCTTTCAGCAATACCATTTACTACTATATCTACAAATTTAGGTATAATAGGTACAGGTTTCCAATCTAAATTAAGATAAGATAAATCACCATTAATAGATAATTCATCTTTATATTTTTGAACAGACTGTTCTCCTCTTGCGTATAATCTTAATTTATGAAAACTATCTTGATTAACAGCGAATCTATAAGTGGTACCATCTTTGACAAACCATTCATTTTCAATGGCTTTAGCAACCTTTAGGCCATATTCTTGGCCTACTTTTTCAATGTCACTAGCTACCTGACTTGGAAAATAATCTTTTGTTATTGATTCGGGCATATTGTTATTTTATTAATTTAGACAAAGCACCTTTATTTTCATACTTTGCTATTTTTATGTTTAATTTCTTCTTTTCAATTGTAGCATTCGGATTATATAAATGCCTATTACACGCCATTATTGCAAGACCAGAACTAATAGAAGCATCGTGTTTTGTTCTATTATTTATATCAAATTTAGACCAATCTTGTAAAGTTTCAGTAAAATACATATTACCTATTCTATCACCCCTCATACCCACGTTATCTTGTATATACATTTCAATTGCAGCTGCATGCGCTTGTTTTATATCTTCACTTGAATTTGGTATACCACCAACTTCTTTTTCAGCTACAGAAAGTTTATTCCATACTTTATCGGGTCTATTCATACTAAAACCTCTATAACCACGTCTTCGTAAATAATACAATAGACGGGGTTTATTATTTTCCGCAAGTATTGGCATCCCGTAAAAAATTAAAGTCATTAGAACATCTTCAAAGAACATCTCTGCTGTTTTGGGACGAGCTACGTACTCTAAAAAGAATTGATTAGGTGGAGAATCCTCCATACTAAACTTTGTTAGTCCATGTAAAGCACCTTTTGATCCTAATCCATCAACTGTACCTGATATGTCATAACTATCACATCCAAAAGCACCCATATGTTCGTTGCCTGGATATTTAACACCATTTTTAATAATTACATTATTTTGTAAATGTGTTTGAGGAGTCCATGTTATTTTAAAACGACCATTAGGATCTGGATAAAATATTACTTTAGTATCTTTTATACCATTAATCCATTGGAAATTTCCTCTAGTTATATGATCGTTACCAATTTCTTCATTAAAATCTATTTGTTCGTATATTTTTGCTAAATTAAATATACTATTTTTAGTTTCATCTCTAAAAGCGTGTTCTTCAGTTCTTGGAAATTGTCTATAAAATTCATTTAAAGCATCCCCATCATTTCTTAAACCCTCTGCTTCATTATTCCAATGCTCTATAATTCCAGTATCTATATAATCGCCATACGGTCCTTTAATTTCTGTTTCTGGTGGATCGAATACAGGGTATCCATAAGAATCAATGAATCCTTCGTAGTTCCATTCCATAGGTATGAACAAAGAATATAATCCTGAGCTAGTCTGTCCATTGCGGTTTCTTTTTGTAACATCTGAACTTTTAAATAATTTTTTAAAATTACTACCACCTTTATCTAATGCGTTTGATGTGGATCCCATCATGCATTTACCAATAATTCTACTACCTAATCTTAATGTAGTTTTTGTAACCCTCCAGTTATTTAATATATTATTAGGTCTCTCCCATTTACCACTTTCATCATGTGCTAATAGTTGTAATTTTTCACCATCATAACTATTATCACCAGTATTTTTCCAATCTATAGTAGTATCTAAACCTTGTAATTCCTCTTGTTTATTAGAACTTTGTATATTTCTTCTAGTTAATTTACTAGCTGGAACTCTATATGCTAATTCTGTTTTAGGTCGATCCATACCATCTTGAATCGGTTTAAAAAAGAATGGATAATTGACCGATATTGGAACAACCTTGTCGGTAAACATCTTTTTAGCATCTGGACCAGTTTTAGATAATATACCAAACCTAGCATCACTTGATATTGTAGCTTGATTAACTAATTCACCAGAAGCCATAAATGAAAATCCAGAACGCCTATTCTTTAAATAGCACATTCCATAACATCTTTTATCAGCTTTACAACCTTCCCAAAATAAATAGAATAATCTATTTGCTTCTCTAAAATCAGGTTGTCCAACATCGATCTTAGACCATTGTAAATACATGTAATGCGTACCAGTTATGTAAGTTGGTACACCTTTATTGTAATACCAAAATCCATCATCTCTTCTTTTAAATTCTTCTTCTATATAATCTATATATTGATTTTTAAAATCATTAGGGTATTCTTTCCAATCAAATATAGTTTTAATTCTTTTTAATGCTTTAGGTTGTTCAGTTACCTCCCATTTGTCACTATCGAATTTATGTATTTTTTTAGGTTGTTTAGGTAAAGCTATTTGGAAATTTTGTATTTCATATATTTCACCAATTTCACCTGTTTTAGATATAACAACTAAATCATGTTCTTTATTATAACCATATTTCCATTTTTTAGACTTATTAAGTCTTTTAATGGTATTTATTTTTATAGGTTCTACAACCTTATATAGGGTTTGTTCGTAAGCCATTACTTAGATCTTCTTTCAGCAAAACCTTTAAAAGTGGTTTCCTTCTTTTCTACAACTTTATCATTTAATATCGCTTCTTCTTCTTGTATTCTAGTTAATATCTCAAAAGCATCAAATATAGCTAATTTTTTAGTTGCGGCTGCATTCTTTAATCTATCTGCAGATACATCATCATCTGAATCAACGATTTTTTCTTTAGCCACTTTTATTAATTCATCTACAGCTTTATACCCAGCTAGGATTATATTCTTTTTCTTCTCCTTGATATTCATATTTCATTGTAATTGATTTACTAAATATTCTATATAACTTTTGATCGTCTATAATGAATTCATATTCAGTGTTTGGTTTAAAACCAACTAAATCACCAGCTTTTAAACCAGCTTTTATTAAATATTCATCAGGATACTTAAGAACACCAATTAAGGGTTCTTCTTTTTCATCGTTAAAAATATCATTAGATTTAGATTCTATTGGTTTAATAAAACAAAAACTATCATTTGCTTTCCAATTATTATTATTTTTATATAAAAATATTTGATCAGGAAACACAAAATACATATCATCTTTATAATATGATTTACTATTCTTCTCTTTACCTTTTATATCATTCCAGCGTCTAAAAACATTATGGTGAACTATAACTATATCACCAACTTGTATATTAGTATCACCAACTGATGGTATTCCAATAACCTTAGCATATCTATTAACAAATTTATGTTGAAATATGTCAGTGTTTAATATAAGTTCTTTATCACCTATTTTCTTTTTATTGTTATACCTTAAATCATTTAGAGGTTTTACAATAAAATTTAACACACTTTTCACTAATATTCTAAATTATATTCAATTGCTACTGCCATATTTTTATTAAAATCTTTCCAAGGTAACATTTCCTTGTTTTTTCTAATATAAATACTGAATTTATCATCTTCTTCAAGTATACTATCGATGATATGCCCGCCGTAAACTTCTTGGCCTACGGCATAGTGCATAGCTTCATTCTTATAATCTTTACCGATACTAATTTTTCGTATCAGCTTCATCACTAACTACTTCAGCTTGTTCAGGTAAATCTTCATAAGTACCATCTTGAATATTAACATTAACCTTGCCGTATTCTTTCTCAAGTTCTTGTTGGAACTCTTGAAGTTCTTTTCTAAGGTTAGGTAACATAGCGATAATATCAAACTTTGTTGCTTCCGCTTGTCCTAATTGTAATTGAGCTTGATTAATTTTACTAACATGTTGTTGTAAAGTTGTTAATTGCTCGTCTGTGATTTTGTTTACTTTTTCTGCCATTTTTATTTATTTATTGATTAAACTTAATTTAATTATATAATAATACTATTACATATATAATACTATTATTAAAGGTCTATTGTCACTATACGTCTGTATAGTCTTTATAAGCATCCTCAGCTTTCATTGCTAAATACGATTGTTTTAATACATTTTTAGCATCATCTGCGTTACTTATTGCAACATTACCACTAATAGTGGTGATAACG